TTGTTGCAATGAAGCGTTAACACGATCGGTAGCTGCTCCCATTACGGCTTGCAGCTTGGAAGCTGATTCTCCAGCGTCAGATGCCAATTTAATTGTGGCTCCCGCCGCCGCTAACGTCGGAAGAGTTAAATATGTATTGAGGGTACGCCCGACTGAACGAACTCGTTCAGCAAAACGCTCAACACTGGCGACCATTGCAGCGATGCCACGTTGGACGCCAGTGGGGTCAGCGCGACCCGCAACGACAAGTGTAGCGATGGTCGACAAGTTCGCTCCTCGTCAAGTCGTGTTGAACGTTTTGGACTTCCCGTCTTCGTCAGTCGGGTTATTCCCCTTTTTCTTTCGCTCGGCCTCCCGAATCTCCTCGTCCTCCCGTTCGAGCTGATAGTATGCTTCGATCTCGGTGAGTTTGATGGATCCCCCCACTCGGTCGAGGCGTTCGATCAGCTCGTCCGGAAGGCACCCGATCTTCTCCAGGGCTAATCCGATGAGGAGTCTTCGAGTTGGTCGAGCGCGAAGTTTCCCGCCAGCTCTTCGAGGTCCTTCTCGCTGATCCCGGACAGACGCGAGGATACGTCATACACCCGGCTGACGAGCTCCGCATCGACTCGCCCGATGTTCTCGACGTCCTTCATCGTGAACAGTCGCGTACCGTTGTAGTCGGCCATTGCGGTCAGGGCCACCAGCTTCGCGCGGATGTTGCGGGTGTCCGTCCGCTGGTTCTTACCCTTGCCGATGATGAGCGAAGACTCGAAGGCATCACGCTCTCGAACGGTCAGGGAACGGACGAGCACGGCGGGAATCGACCCATCCGCTCTCCGTCGATCGGGGAAGGTGACGAGCTCGTACCGAACCTCGGTATAGCTCAGAAGCTCCTGACGAGAGAGAATGTGCACCTGGTCGGGAGTCACAACATCGATCTCGGGGGGTGAGGTCAAGGACTCGTCCGCTGTCCGATCGAGTTCGTCCAGGGTGACGTCCGACCTGTCTTCGGGAAGCATCATGTTCGGTACGGGGGTACAGTGTTATAGAGTACTGCAACGGAGAAGTCCGTTACAGATCGGTCCCCAGACCCACGGCCACCTTCTCCTCCGTCGCGGAGCATTCGAACCGGGTCTCCTGGAAACCCTCGGCGTTGGTGCTGTGGTTCTGGGTGTTCACCTCGATGAACTGCGTGAACCCATCCACCCCGTTGGGCAGGACTCGGATGTTCACCGGGACGTCTTCTTCGTCGGCCATCCGTAAGATGCTCTGCCCCGGATCCTCGAGGTTCATCAGCCCACTGATCGTGAATGTGATCTCACGAGCATTGCGGGTGCGACGCGGAACCGATCGATGGAATACGGGAGTGGAAGTGCTCGACCGCGACTTCGATCGCTCGTAGTTAGTGATATCCTCCACCGGAACGTACGGCTTGGGATTCGCGACCGACTTGTAGTCCTGGACCTCGATTCGGAAGTCGGGTCCGATGTTCGGATCAGACATTTCTTGGGTCTCCCCGGTCAGAAAGTGAACGTCAGAGACGAGCTATCGAATGCTCGCCTTCTTCAGGGCTGCGATCAGCCCCGTCTTGGTATCCATCTCCGGATTTTCCTCGGGAGCCAGTCGTTGAGCAAGGACCCGGAGCTGTTCGATGCCCAAAACTTCGTACCTGTACTCCGCATCCCGAAGAGCAACCCTGGCTCGTCGCATTTCCTCTGTCTGTGGACGAATCGTATCCACCAGGACTCGCGGACCCTCCGCGACGGCCTCTGCCTCGAGGCTCGGTTCGAGAAGATTCTCATCCTCCCGTTCCGTCGTCTGCTCTTGCTCCGCCATCGGCTTGTCTCTGGTTGAACGTGGCTGGTCTCTGTTGCGAATCTCGCGACTTGGGCTCTTGATCGCCCTCGGTCTCCGTCATCCCGCCGCGAAAGATGAGGATTGCAGTATCAAGTGCGTCCCGTGCAGTGATCATGGCTCCGAGAAGCACCTGGCGATACATCTTCGACATCACCTCGCTCATTTCACGCTCCTGGACGAGTAATTACTTCGTATGCGACGATGCCATGCCAATTTCCCCCCGGATCACGGAAAGAATCCATCATCCGAGTAGTTCCAAGAAGAATTCGGTGACCCTCTACATCAATTTTCTTCAAATGCAATATTCTCTCCACATGCCCATACATTTGTGCGACAGATCCCTTATCCGAACCCCAAAGATGAATTCTTTCTACACCAGTGTGTCCGGGAGTATTGAACGTTCCCCACCGGGATTCGGTGGATTCTCCAATTCGAATGTAGGGTATGACTATTCCTATCGGAGTTTGTCCATCAAAGAAAGCCGGTCCATCCGGCTTTTGCGTAAAGTCCTTGAGCAGGTCATCCCCATTCAGGGCACCCCCCAAGGCCACGTTCAGGCTCCAGATAGCGCTCATTGGCCCCTCGCTGCCCGATTGAGGGCCTTACGCATCTCGTCCGCCACGTTCGCCTTCAAAATCGCTTCTGTCTCGATAAATGCGGAAAAGAAGAACGGGTCCGCCTCCATGTGTTCAGTCCCGAATTCCAAGAACGGAGGATAATACGGCTCACTGTCTGCTTCAAACGGAGCAGGATCCACAAAGGTTCTCCAGGACAGACCGCCTTCGCTGTATGTAGTTTTGATGGCGTTCCTCGTACGGCCTGTTCTCACTGCAACGTTACTTCGCGCCAAATCGCGATTGAACTGTCCCGCTTGCTTCACAGCGCGCCGAAATCCACCCTGAGCAATGTCATCGTAGCTATAAAGATTGGCAACTACTGCCGAAACATTTCTCACTTCCAGTTTGAGCTCGATAAATCTCAGAGCCATGACGCCACCTCCTCTACTCGCCACCGCTGGTGAATAGAGTTGGTTGATAAAATAGTAGAATTGTTGCGAAACACTACATATCGTGTCCAGTTCTCTCCATTCTTAATTCCAGTAATGATCGCCCGTTCATTGAGATGTACAACCTCTCTCCAACTAAAGACAAGAGACCAAACGCTTTGATCTGACTGTTGAAGTGCTTCTTCGATTTCTTCTGGGGGTAGGGGTTCAAGCTGACAAGGAAAAATCCGATCCGGATCTGGAATCGATATCATCGAGATTCCGTCAGCAGAGCGGATCTGTTTGTGCATTTCGCAGACATCGTTCAGAGAGACATTAACTCCGCGAATAACGGCTTCACGATGAACGCTAAAAGTTGATTGTGAAACTAGAGAAATGATCGCAAAGTCGAAAGTAGATCCCGAAGCAAAGATATACACTCCGCGATCCCCGATGATCTCGGATTCAAGCGGAATACTGAGTATTTGCATATCTACAGAGACGATTTGACCGTCAACAGTGCGTTCTGTCGGCTGCGCTTCCACACGTGCAATGATAGGATCAGACTCATTAATTCCCAGAGGAGTAATCTCAATGAATCGCACTGTGTCGGGCATCGCACTCTCCGACATTGCGCGGAATTCCGCGATATCTGCCTCTGAGATGAAAGACATCAGAATCGGAACTCAAGAGGAACGGATCGCGTCATCGGTGCCGATGGGGTGCCATTCCCCGGGGACTCGGCTCCCGCTTCTCCGACAAGGGTCTCGAATTCCGTCTTATATTTGATTGCTTCATTGAGGAAGAAAAGTACTCGCTTATCCGTGGTGGTCCGACTCAATGTCCCAAGCGATACTGAGGTGGGGGACCCCGCCATCTGGAAACCCTTGGCTTCGAATCCCCTCCAGTATACGTACGCAGTGACTGCTGTGTCGAAATCACTTCCCTCTTCGGGATCGGGATCTTCGAGATCGAGGACAGCCGCCGCCGCTTCACCTTGTGCAATCCAGCCGGGATTGTCCCCGTCTCCCAACAGGGCGAGAAGTCCCTCCGGAAACCACTCGGAACGAAGGTATCCTCGCGGATGTACGAAGTCAGCGGCGACGACCATTTCTCCCTCTCCCCTCGAAGTGGACGGAGGTTTACGACTCGTCCTCGTTGTCCCCATCGTCCTCACTGGCGGCGTCGTCCGCCTCCAGCGCGGCGAGATAGTCGGAGGCCAGCGGCTCCCCCTCCTGCCCGTCGGCTCGCGTCACCTCGAGCTCGCGGCCCTCGGCCTCTTTCTTCAGGTCCTTCTTCTTCCACCCGTCGTACGGACTGGGCTCCTCGTCCTCGTCATCCTCATCGGACGGTGGAAGTGTGGTCCTGCCCGCTTCCGTCACGACGCTGGTCCGGGTGACGGAACGCCTCGGACCCACCACGTCGAGCTCGGCTGCCCGCCCCGGAGCGAGAACGCCTCCGACCTGGGTTGCGAGCTCTTCGACGGGCTTCAGGTTGATCGGGCTCGCGGTCCCCTCGGGAAGCTGGCCGTATACCTGCCCACCGTGCAGGTAGAAGGCGCGGGGATCGAGCCGCTTCTGGTCGGCCATCAGATCTCTACCTCAGTGTGGAAAGTGGACATGAACCGGGGATCAGGCGCCGAGGTGCGTACGACGGATTGTCACCCAGGCCTCGGGCTCCTGGAAGACCGGACCCGAGGTCTGCCACCCCTCAGCCTCGATGCGCGGTGGCTTGTTGGTCTTGTGCTCGGCCTGGATCACGCGACCGGGGTCCGACTGACCGGCAGCCCGCCCGACAGCGAGGTAGCCGAGCGTCCCCTCGAGGAGCTCGATCTCGTTGTTGTCGAGCAGGATCTCCTCGCGGCGGTCGGTACGTCCGATGATCACCACGGCGCCGTCCTCGATGTACGGGATGGACGCGTCCTCCGTGTTGTACCGGCCATCGTAGACCTGGAGCGGGGGGTTGTTGTCCGCCTGGAGCTGTGCGTTGATCTCGTCCAGAGTCACACGGCCCCCGAGTCCCTGAATCGTCGGAACCCCGCCGCCCCCCACGATGGTGATGCGGCCCGTTCTCGTCTTCACGTTGGGGTTCTTCGACATCAGGGTGGGCACCTGCGAACGCGTCCAGATCTCCTCGGGCTCGAAACCCTTGTCGCGAAGGACCTGGCATGCGGCGCCGATGTCATCGAACGGGTCCACGTCTTCGTGGTCCCACGGCAGGAGGGCATAGATCATGTGCCCGGCGGGGGTGATGACCGGGATGTCCTCCACGTACGCGTTGTCGCCGCGCCGCTCGATCATGCGGCGGACGAGCCCCATCCAGCGCTGCATCTCGTTGTACTGGATCAGCGCCTGGTTGATGGTGATGTCGAGGAAGTTGATGATCTGCGCCTCGGCGTCCATCGACGCGTTGTTGCCGAGAAGCTCGATCAGAACATCGTACTCGCGGCTCGTGAGCTCGGAGCCGATGTCCGACTCCCCCAGCTCCACCAGGACGGAGCCGACGAGCGCTCCCTCCTTGAGCTGCACGGGCGAGTAGCGGGTTCCTGCGTTGGCGACGAAGGTACGATAGCGGACGCCCTCGTCGCGGAAGGCGTTCTCCCGCACCGGGCGTTCCGGCAGGATGGTGGCACCGATGAGCGGGCGCGTCTGCGTTCCGAATTGGGCGAGAGGACGACGACCGATTCGCTTCAGCGTCTGCCCCTGGCGCATCCGGGCAATGAGAGTTCCGAGGTCCATGTCAGGACGCTCCCAGGATGCAGGTGTAAAGGCCGCGAATGGCCGCCTTCTCGGGATCTCCCTTCGTGGCCCACCCCGGGAGGCGGTTCTCCTTCACGACCATCTGGTGCCGGTACAGCTCGCAGTCCGGCTTCTTCCGGGCGTCGGTCACGTCGAAGGCGGTGAGCCAAGCGTCATCGTCTCCAGGCGCCCAAGCCCCGTACGGAGTCCCCAACGCCCGCTCGGCCAGGGTACGGCCGATGAACGTGCCCGATGGGATATTGATCAGCCCGATGCCCCGATACCACGCCGCGGCGTCGTCCGCGATGGCGACACCGAGTGCGGCGACGGGAATGATGACGGCGCCTGCGGCGACTTCGTTGGGGACTCGCGCGAAGCTGTCTCCTCCGAAATCGAGGATGGTTCCGGCCGGGATCGGACCCGACAACGCATCGACGGCCAGCTGGACGTCGGCAATGTCTGCTGCCGCCGCCAACTGCACCCGAACCGCGTCGAGCGCGTTGAACTGCGTGGGATCGAGCCTCGCTCCGGCCGGAACCAGAGACTCCCGTCCTCGGAAGTCTCCGGCCCAGCGCGGAGCGGTCCGGCTCGTCCCACTGAAGGTCTCGTACATTGAGATTCCTCAGCGAGGGTTCCGGTTCAGGTCTTCGCAACTACCGCCTTGCTAGGACGGAAATCGCGAGCCCCGACAGTGGATCCAACCAAGTCACGCGTGGTGCTCGAGGAGCCCCCCGTCGTGCGAGGATACGGAGTTCCACCGCCGCTACTGGTGTTGCTGCTGGAGCTGGTGTTGTCTTGACCTCCGTCTTCGGAAGTCGCCGTCAGTGCGACCTTGTACTTCTTGGCCCTGGGGTTGTCCTCGAGGAACTTGTCGAGGCGGATCTGCTCCGCGCCGTCCTTCTTCTCGCGGACGAACACCACGTCGGTCGTCTCCTCGCCGTCCTTGATGGGCTTGACCTCGATGTCCAGGTTCAACAGTGTGGCCATGCCCTCCAGAACGTCGGGATCAACCTTTGCGGCCTTCGCGGCCTTGGCGAAGAGCTCCTTGCCCTTCTCCTTGGCCACCGTCTCCGTCAGCGTGCCGTGGTCCTCGACCTTCTTCTTGACGTCGTCGAACTTCTTCTTCGGCTCCGTCTCCGTGCTCAGGCCGCGGAAAGCCTCGAGGTCCGCTGCGTCGGCTTCCGACATCACCTTCGGCTTCTCGGGGAGGTCGTCGATGCTGTCGATGCCGAGTGCTTCCAGGAGATCGTTGAGCTCCTCCTCCAGTTGTTCGGCCCTCGCCTGGGCTCGCTTCTTTTGCTGCGTGGCAGTGTGGCGATCACCGAGCAGCTTTGCGACTGCCGCCTTGGCACTTCCGAGTCGAGTGACGATTAAGTCAACGTCAGCCGCTCCGGCCCCGGTTTCCTCGTCGTTCTCGTCGAGATCGTCCTCGATCTCTCTGCGGCGCGCCTTCTTCGGCTTGGTCCGGGTCCGCTCTTCGCCTCGCCGGGTCCGCGTCTTCGGAATGGCCATCAGCGTCTTCCCTCTTCGGAAAGGTGGAGAAACTCGGTCGGAACCGTCTTTCGGCCCGACGCGGATGATTATATACGAGGCCGTAAGACATAGGAATGGGCGCTTTTATATGTTTGTGTGTTATATCTTCGCCGAATACACACAAGCTTGGCGTAACTCCCCCGAAGACAACGAGTTACGCCAAGTTCGTTATTGTCCCAAAACTAAGCAGCGGTACGCGTCCATCTTGGCCTCGACTTCGGGATCTCCAAGGCGCTGACCGGCAGCGGTCTCGAGCTCACCCAGACGCAGTCGCTCCTGGGTAC